AATTTATTGATTTCGCGCCAGTAGCTTCGTTGCTCAATAGTGCATAAGATCCAATGCCTGTTGGCTCATATTCTGGCTGGTTGTTCCACGTAATGGTTGTGTCTGTCCATGATTCTGTTGCCCGAAGCACCGTTAATTCTGTATCCAGACTTGAGTTGACACTGGTCAAATTGTTTACCAGAGTAGCCTCTTTCACAACCGCACCAGACGGGATACCCGAAAAGTCTATCTTGAAAAATGCCCTGTACGCATCTCCCGCATCACCGCCAATAATATTAGAATCGTGATAGTTAGTTGTTGGATTTCCCGAATCAACGTAAGCCATTTCTGACACACTGCATTGTAGATCAGACAGGCTTGGTGGGATAAACGTTTCTTTTGTTGCAAGTTTTATTTTATATGTTTGGTCTTCGACAACTGTAATCCTGTCTGACGTAAGTGTTTTTGTTCCCGTTGTAATCGCATCAATCTTTAGCGAATAATCTCCCTCGTATTTATCTGAACTAACAACAGACATAGACGTTCCGACCTGTGTCCAGTTCGTTAAATCCCCAGTTTCAAAATCGCCATTATTCATAGCATCACCGCCTGACGCAACGGCGGCTCTTTTCTCTGTATACCACGTAGTCGTGATTGATTGACCCGTATCTACGTTCCAATTATGCTCGATCTTGCTGATTTTATAATCTGCGGCATCAATGCCAAATTTATCAATGGATAATCCTATCTTGTCAAAAAGCTCTCCGCTAAACGCAAAGTCTGGCTTATTCTCCATTTTTATAATAGGGAATGGGTCTGTCGCATTGAGATAATCACCAAGAAAGTCTGCATAGTTTTGCCCGAACTTCGTTACTGTAATCCACGGTACATCCAATTCAAAAGGTTTTACATCATCTGTTCCTGACGCATCGTATTCAGCAGTAGTCGGATGGGGTGTATCTATCGCATCCCCAACTATTCTATAATGAGTAACATACATGGTGCTTGTGGGATGAAGATTTTTGATGGATGTTTTTACCTGCTCACCATATAATTCAGCAGTGACAGTAACGTATGCTGATAAATCGTTTCCCTCTCCATCTTCTTGGTCATTTACTGTATAATCTGAAACAAGTTGCACAATAGAAATATTAGAACCAGCCGATTCATCAACCAGTGTTTCGGATACAACTATTTCTCCGGCCACCCCGCCAGTCGCAACTGTGAATGTTCCATTATTCGTGGGACCACTAGCACCAGATACAGTTATCTTCATACCAGTAGTAAATACAGCCAGCCCATTAGCAGAGTCGGTTATCTTTTTTGTGGATGCTACAAATGCTATTGTGTTTTTGTCCTCGTAAGCATTTCTATCTACTGGGGTTGTTATAGAATTACTCGCTACATTTCTTGATTCGTAGCTGAAATTTCCCCATTCAACAAACGTTTCGTCTGGCGCGATGCTTGGCACACCAGACATTGTATATATTTCTACATCTTCCCTTAATGTGCGCGGGTATACATGAACAATGGCTTTATTCCGTGTTGTTTTCCACGGGGCAGGAAGTTGAATATCTGTCAATAAGTCTGCCTGTGTTAGAGAGATGCCAGCAGTAGGCTCGTGTCCTCTTTCATAAAATTCAAACGTTCCATCGCCAATAATCCTGACTGTACCAAATTCACTATCGTTCAATTCGTCAATGGCTTCTCTAGCGTTCTTATTCGTAGCCCAGAAATAATCAAGAGAATCTATGCCAGCATCAATATTTGTGCCCCAATGAGATGGCCAGCCAATATCTGTTAGAATAGCCTGTATTGCCGTTCCCGTTGTATAAGATGAAGAAACAGCTATATTCGTCTTGGCTTGTTCTAGGAAATACCAACCATCTTTACAGGTAAGAATGGCAGTACTTCCTGCCCTTCCCTCTTCCTGTAATTCAATATCTGTAATAATTCCCGTGAACAAAGAAACAGGCGTAGACGTTGCCCCATCCAGCACGCGAATACGAATATACTTGCCCTGCTTTACATTGGGATAATATGGAGAACTCGTATTGTAATAATTGTATCTATCATCATTATTGACAAGGGTAATACGCGCTTCTCCAACATCAACGTGCTCAAAACCCTGCCTCGACCTTACGGGAAGCTCACGCCCTCGCCGAATACTAAGCCCAACACAACGCATCGCTTCATTGTATCCATCATAATACCCGTCATTATCCCAGTCTATTTCAATAGCCCAAATATAGCGTGGGTTGTATGACTTTTCCCCATAAAGGGGATTGCCGTAGTATGGTATTCCGTAAGGCATTACATATCCCTCAATGTTCTTTGAATGATAGGCTTCAAGTTCCACTCCAATTCACTCTTTGACGCGGTAGAGAATGTGGGACTGTAAACAACCGTAACGCTTACATTACTCCCCCCAGATAGCTGATTATTTGGTATGATTCTCCCTGATTGTGATGGGGTGAATAATTCGGGTCCGCGTTCACCGACAAGATGTGTGGCGCCTGCGGCGATACCGCCACCTAGCGCGGTTGGCGGATATGTCGTAGTTCCTGTACTTAATGGTGTGGTTTTAGGAATACCCTTTGTAACATCAAAGGTTTCTTCTGGCAATGTTCCTGGCGCGCCACCACTCCAAACAATACGAATTAGTTTCACGTCTGTCGCAGTAAGCATATCCATGTCTTCAATAAACTTCTGTTTAGACGATGCCTCTAGCTGCACCGCTATATCCGCTTCTCTTTTTTCTTTGGCAAATTCTTGAAGTTTTATGTCTGCATCTTCTGTGTCTACTGTAAAAGATGCCGCAAGCGTGCCTGGCTCGAGCAGGAATGTTTTTTCAATTTTGGTCATAATATCCTCTAGCGACATATTCTCATCTTGAAATAGTGTACTAACATATATATATGCCAAAGATTGAAGTTCTGTGCCAGCAAATATTTCCTGCGCCTTTTCTAGAGCCACATTCAGCCCAAGCGTTCTTTCGTCTATGCCCGTTAATGTAGCCGCAACAGCAAGCCTAATTTCTGGCGCAACATCTTGCATTTTCAATAATTCGAGCGTTACTTGGCTTACTGCATCTGCATAATTGAGTTCTGCTTCTGCAAGAGCCACTACTCGCTCCGCATCAGCGAGAGTCATTGCTTCTTCTACCGCTTCGCCATATGCTTCATAAGCATCAGTAAGACCAGACATTGTTGCCGCTTGATACATATTCTCAAACGATGCTTCTTTGCGCGTTTTCTTTTCTTCTTGAAGTAATCTGATGTTTTCGTTATATTGTGCGGCGGCTTCTTCTCCAACTGCTACAATAAACTGCATGCGGCTCATGATGATTCCGGCTGTGGCAAATGCTTCTTTTCCTTGAAATACGCTATTTTTAAGCGCCATGCTCCATTCGTCAGTTTTATCAGCCGCTGATATTGCTGATTTCACATATTGTTTGTATGCTTTATCAGAAGTGTCGCCCATTTGTATTGTGGCTTTGACGCGATTTGCCATTATCTGTTGATATTCTTTATCAGACGTAAAAAGAGTTAAGAATACATCAGATACGGTTTTGCCGACATCGCGGAAAACATTGCTTACTTTTGCGCCGAATCTATCATACGCCGATGATGCTGTAAACGCCAACCCGCCAGCCTGTTCTAATAGCGCGTTTCCTTCTTCGAGAACACCGTTAAGCAATGCTTGTTTCTTTTCTGCGGATGATAATTCGTCTGTGGCTTTGCCGATGGATGCTGCATATTCCTTATAGCGATTTTCTGCGTCAATAACAATACCGAGGTTATCCAAAATAAGGGGTGACATACGCCCGATACCGCGTACAATGTCGGAAAAAGCCTGCGTGGTTGACATTCCCATCGCACGACCACGAAGTGCGGCGATTTCCGTTAATTGTGCATATTGGCTAACATCTGCATCAATACCAAGCATCATAGCCTGGGATGCCGACTTCATGGCATCATAATTGCTAATCGTTTCTTGGGAAGCCTCTACAATGGCATTGGTAATTTTCCCCATACCCTTTCCAACGCCAGCGGCAAGATTGGCAGAAGTGACCTCGAGCGCAGTCATCCGCGCTTGTTGTTGGGAAAATTCAAACGCTTTCTTTGCGGCATTAATAGCAACCGTCACAGCAAATATCGCCGCCGCCGCTTTTGTGGTAAATGAAGATATGCTTGTTCCAAAACCTTTTGCAGATTTCGATGCGCCATCAAGCCCGCCGCTCATGGATGCAGCTTGCTTCGATACCGTTTGCCCGAGTTTTTTTGTATTCTTCTCGGCACTACTAAAGGCCCTATTGGTTTTGTCTATTGCTCTAAGAAGAATAAGCAGTTCACTACTTGCCATCTCTTTGTCTCTTTACCATTTCGCATATTTTGTGCATATCGGGATGGTCTTTCATAAATTTAGCGTAATCTTTCCCGTATGTTTGTTGTGTTTTTACCGCTTCCCAAACGTTATATGCTAATTGCATCTTGTCAATTAAACCGACGGGCTGTTCTAACAGCCCGCCAGAATAAGGTAAACAATTGAATTGCCTGCACTGCCAGGCTAACTTTAGCTCTCTCGGCGGCGTGGCTGACACTCTTACTTTCTCCCAGCCGCCATCTTTTTCTACTAATTCTTCCTTCACAATGGCTGCGTCAGCAGCAGCCAGGATTAGTTTGGGTCATCGGCGAAGGCGTCTGCTATGTATTTTTGTAGCTCTCGATTGACCCACAATACTTTTTTCGGCTCTGAATTATCAACATCCAGATCAAACCAGCCTAATTTTGCGGCTGCTCTCACACAGCCTCCTGCATATTCCGGCGCGCTTATTTCATCAATGTCTATTTCTTGTTCGCGTAATTCTTTGAACCATGCCTCAACATCTTTTTGAAGCAAGGGATCAACCTTAATTACAAGCTCGCCATATTTTTTGTGTGTTATCTTCATTTGCTCTCCTAAGTCAATGCCGATAGTTCGTTTACTACCTTTATTTGTCCAAAACTTACATCCGCAGTAGCGTTATATGCCACGCGGAAATTACCGTCGATTATGTCGTTACCATCTGCGTCAGTCATTGGCTCGAATCTATCCCAATATCCGGCAAGATCTAATATCAGAGTGTGATTGGAATAATCCGTACCAGCAGCCGTGAACGCACTTCCTTCAAAGATGACGCGAATTTGCTTGGCGGTTTCTGCTCGCCATGCGGCTGATTGATTAACTGCATCAGATGCGAATTGGAATGTGATACCAAGATTGACGTTCAGATTATCTCGGTTATATGATTCTTCTGTAAAATAGATATTCCCATCCGCAGTAAAGAGCGGGAACCATCCTGTATCAACCGTGAAATCCATTCCATAAAATGCAGATGACACCTGTGTCGAGCCAATCGTTCCCGAAACATCATCAATATAGAGCTTTCCTTTTGAGAACAGAATTTCCTCAACGCTTGGTACTCCAACTGCCGCGGTCTTTGTTCCTGTCGCGATCTGTCTACCGTTCCAAGTAGACGAGCACATTAATGCTTCTCCTGGCGCGCCAGTCAAGCTGAAACTACGCACAAACGAATATAGCATTTGATATTCTTGCACAGAGTTGCCCATCTCCAACGTATATGTTTTGATGGTTGGTGCACTTGTTACTGGAAAGTCATATTGATAGATATAGTCTGATCCAGCGCCATCTAACACGCCAGATGTTATATTTTCAACACCAGCAGCAAATAAATAGGGAAGCTGTTGGAATGTTGCTGGGACAGAATCAAAATTCAACTGCCCTAGAGTTTTTGGAATATATGTTCTATCAGTGTTCACATAATATCCAATATCCTCTGGCGGTGCTTCTAGCGTGAGCTGGTCGTCGAACACACCAGTACCGCGCCACAACCAAGTGGCATCCGCCTCTGTTCCTTTTGTGGTCTCAAGACCACCCTGAATAAATCTCGTTGATTTACTTGTCATTGTTCACCTCATCTTTTGGGGGTTCCACCTCTTCGTAATATCCTAATTTAAGTAAAAAGCGTTTCCCGAACTCTTTTACTTCTTCTTTCGTCAAATCCCTTGCGGGAATGCGGGGGTGCTTTTCATCTCCCGCAAAATGACCTTTCCAGTTATATAGCATCTTTACCCTCGTTACTTTTCATGTCTACGTATGCTTTGAACGTATTCATGTCTATTAATGACAGTCCTATATGCGGACTACATGTGGAGGGGTCAGCCCATATTTTGAAGCCTTTTTCTTGTGCCTTTTCACAAAAATAAGCGTCTGGACTTCGCGCCCTTCCCTTGTCATATCTTTTATAATCCCATTCCCACCAAGGCGGGTCGATAGCCTCAAATACTTCTCTTGCTATCAACATACACCCTGCACCCATGCTGTCCACCTCCACCAGGTTCCCGCTTTGTTTTGCTTTCTCTAAAACATCTATTGCAATAGTGGATATTTTATGGTCGTCTGTTTTCTCATAAACACACGGGTCATAAGGTACACCCCTGCGGTGATTCACGCCACCAACGATTTTCACATTATTGTCATGAATGATCCATTTGCCCAATCTTTGCACAATGTCTACCGGATGAACGTGGTCTATATCCAGAATCAGAAAGTGTGTATGGTAATTTGCATCCAGAAACATGTGTATTGCCTGATTGATAGCCATTGTCACTTCTGTATATCCAACGCTCAAAAAATCCGTGTATCTACATATCGACATAAACGATGGAAAGACAAGGCTAGAAAAGCTAACTGCTCTTTCCAATGGCACAAATCCACATATCTTTGGATATTCCCATGTGCATGGTGGGGTTTGTAAGATTTTTAAGGTTCTACTTGGTTGCCTCCTGCGATTACTCAATGTATCTTTACTCCTCTCAATATAAATTTGAATCCGATTGTCTCGGTTTCTCCATAATTTAGTGCGCCAAACGCGTAATCTATTTTCTCGAAATGCGACACCGTGTCGTCAAGCGTCTGGTCTGCGATAAGTGCTTCTGGAATAGAATCCGCATAACTCATCGCCCTTTCAACTTCGTGTGGCAAATCGCCCTTTCTGCCAATATGAACTTCTAACATAATATCGAATAATACCTGTTTGAATGACGAGGAAATGGCAGTCCATTCCCCGCCAACTGTATATGCAGTAACGAAAGGAAAGAAGTCCTTTATATTCTCCGGTGGGTATTCCGGCGCATATCGTATTCCTTCCACGCCCTTTACTATGGTGATTACTTTGGCTATTGCTGTCTGAATATCACTCATAGAATTGCCCTGTATGGATTCAGCATCTTTTTAACGTCTGGGTCTAACGCTTCTGGTACTTTTATTGAACCAAACGTAGTCGGGCCAAGCGTAACATTCGGTGTTGAACGCCTATCATATTGCTTCACACACTGCAAATAACACGCTTCTTTTACATCAATAGGACAAACATCCTCGGAATTGCCCTCTGTTGCAGTGCAAAAACCCCACACGCCAGCTATTTCAACCGACTTTTTATTCAAGAAGAATGAATAAAGCCCATTGTACTTAATCTCAATGGCATTGTATGGTCTTATCTCTGATGTGTTTGATTGCGCGTTGTATGGAAGTAAATCATAATCAGTATCAGACCAAGTGTTTTCATAGGTATAATCAAGGTCATTATCAGTCTTTAGCGTGGTCAGTGACATCAAGTCGCCAACATAAAGTTTATTACTCATGGATGGCGTGAAATATCTTGTTTCTGTTGAGAGATAGAATTTCCTACCACAATGCCCGTCTATCATGCGGGACACAGCTTCAATAATGTGATCCATCTGCGTTTTTTCGGCATCCGTTTCCGTTATTTCCGCATTTGGATCAAGTCTAGCAATCAATTCTGCCTGAGTAATATACCCGTTTGTAATAGCCATTCTATCCTTCGTATTCGTGTAAGCCAAACATAAAATTCAAGGTTGCTGCGTTTTCGCCTTTTTGAGAGGGGGCAGGGCGAGGAGGCGCGCCCCACCCCCGTACTCACGTTTATACTTCGTCTATAAAGACGATACATCCTCCAGACAGCTTGTTTCCACCACTCGACACAACCAGCCTTAGCTCGCCACAAACTAAAGGCAATGCCCTGTCTCCACCAGAAGTACCAGTAAGAGCAGCACCAGCCTCGTCATGCACCAATGATCGCGGATAATACCACGCGTCATCATTGGCATCTGTTAGCGTGAGCAGTGTTGCTGCGGCATCGTGATTGACTGTCGATAAAACAGCGTCTACGCCAGACGCGAATGTTCCATCTATCCAACGCACTGCATAGAGATACCCGAAGATGGCGTTTTCCGTAGAGTTGACGGTCAAGTCGCCATTTGCGTCTGTCGTTCCGTATAATTTAACTTCCCTCATCTTCGCTCTCCATTTTCTTTAGCAAATCTTCAATCGCGCTTGCGGCACCTTTGTTCAAGATGGACAACTGCATGTTTTGGTCTGCCTGTTGCGCAAACATAGCTTCTGCTTGCAGATATTCGTCTCTCATCTTGACCAGTTCTTCTTTAGAGAACATGCGCTAGCTCCGATTGGTGTCTGCGTCTGTACACATTAGATAGTATGCAGTTCCATCAGCACTTACAAATTTGATGGAGTGCGTCATTGTTTGTGTGGTATGAGCGGCGAAGATAGATCCATTAGCCGCGTTAGGCATATTCAAGAAGTTGGCAATTTTCACGCTACTAGTATCAGTGACGCGAATAAACGACCAGGATGCTGGTACAGTGTTATTTGCGCCAATATCCGAGTCTAATTGCAATGCGGCACAAGTTCCACCAAGCGTACGCGTGGCAGCCGCAGCGCCCAAAGTTGCACGAATAGCATTTCCTGCCCCACTAACACTAGACGAGGCGTCTACGCTCATAGATGTGTGGATACCATTAATAGTTCCACCAGTTGCTACATTCGTAGTGGATGCGTTGGCGAAAAAGCGCCCTGCTTCCCCACCGCCAGCACCATACAATTTCAGGCGCATATACACGCCACGAGCATCACCACTAGTTGCAGTTGATTTTAGTCGATATTCAAACCCATTCTTATTGGCATCAGACCACTCAAAATATTCTCCTGAATTTCCAACACCATAGAATAAGGCGTTTTGAGAAGCCTTAATACTTCTCGGAATTTTTGTCATAGGCATAGTATTTTCCCTTCATCGTGAGGGCGGTTAAGCCCTCACTTCGTTTTCTTCAAGCGGATTATACAGTCAGGTTATAGCTGATGGCGGAAGCCTCGTTGTCGCGGTAAGCCATACCACAGCGGAACATCGCAACCAGTTGGTTGGTATCGCTTTCTGGCCAGCGGTCGGTTTCAAGAGTCATCCGGCGCTTCCAAGCAAACTTCCATTGGTCAAAGCGCACAGCCAAGATAGAGCCCTTAGTGTTGTTTGACGTAGTATCGAGGTCAATCTTACCATCAGAGTTCGACAATCGGTCAGCAGAGCCAGCGCACATCTGGGCACTAACATAGATTGGATAACCCCACAATCCGGTCAGGCGCCCATTTTCAATGGTTGGCGCAGCGAACACATCACGAGTCTTGACTTCTTCCAACTTCATAGTTGCGTAGTATTCTTGCGGGCCGATGATGAAAGCGCATTTTTCAATATCAAGGGCATTGATACCAGCAGTTCCCATCTTGCGCATTGTTTCGATATAATCCTCAACGGTCAGTGATCCACCATCGCGTGAATTTGCAGTGTTGGTCACAAGAGGAAGTACGCGGAACCCATCCCACACCATGAACACCTCGGATCCAGCGGGAGTTCCAGCAATATCGTTGATGTTGGTTACGGATGCGGTTGCATTATCGCCATTGATAATGGCGTTTTCAAGTTGCTCCATTCCGCTTACAATCATCTGCTCACGAATCTGTGGCAGGATTGGGATAAGTGAATCTTCGGCGAGTTCACCAGACCAAGTAACACGAGCACCAAGTTTAGAAAGCGTAAGGCTTTGATTCGCGGTTCCTGCCTGCGAGGCAGTTACAGTAACGTCTGGCCGCCCACTAGTGTGATCTGCCGCCTGCGCAACCTTGTACCAGGTTGGGTCAGTTGATTCGAGGGGAATCACATCAGATTCATAGCCCTGTGGGATTTCCTGTTGAGGCAACTTTGCGAGAATGGGAGTTCCGATACGGATGCTTTCCCACAGATTGCGGGAATATTCAACACCCACCCATTCATCACCATAGCTTGAAAGCGTTGAATACATGATTTCATCAGATTTCAATGCTTTCCCATGTGCACGCTCCAACATCTTGAAAGAGCGCTTTGCGGGGTCAGATTCCTTTTTGCCCTCAAGGCGTAACGCCAGTGCTTTATACATGCCCTCACTGGCTTTATATGCACCCTTTTTACCTTTAGCAGCACCAGTATTCAGAATATCAATACCCATAGCCAGTGCGCCATCATCAACGGAGTCATATTTCCAAACCTCGCTGAATTTAGCAACAGTTGGGGCTTCATCGTAAGGCAATCTACCAGATTTGGCAAATTCCTTTTTCATTTCTTCTTCTTTTTCTTTCACCTTATCTGCAACTTCTTTATCAATCCTGTCTTGCAGCTCTTTAGCTTTCTTGGCTTCCTCTGCCTTTTTTGCCTCACGAGCATCAAGGATTTCAGTCAGTTGTTCAAGGGTGAGTCCAGTTTTTTCGTCACTCATTGTTTTATCCTTTTCTTTTTTTGCTTTTTCTTCTACGCTGTCCGAGTCTTGATTAGGCTCTTTGCTTGCGCCTTTAGCCTCATCCTCTGCCCATTCAGGCATATCCAATCCAGCTTTTGAATAATTCGATTTCATAACAGGAACAGCCACTGCATACTGATTAGCTGGCTGTCTATTACCATCAATATCAAATAAACTAATTTCTGCAAGAGGCCATGTCAATATGTGCCCATCTTCATCTTTTCTAACAAGATGCGTGATAGAACCACTTGAAGCCCTTGCCAATCCATTCTTTGCAGCGTCCCAAACCCTTTGTGCAAATTCGGACGCCTTGTCCAAAACTACACGTAGCCAAACACCATCCTTTTTTACTTCCGCGCTTTCCGTTTTTCCAATAAGAGCAGGTTCACCCATCGGCATGCCGTTTGGGTCATATCCATGATAATAAAATGCAGGCGGCTTATAGTTTTCTAAATAAAAATTAGTGTCGTTTGCAAAATATTCCCCATCTGCATCTTTATTAGATTCGTCACCAAAAGGAACAGCCAAAACATCTAACTCCCAATCACCTACCGCCTTTAGCATTGGAAAGCCCATAAACTTTATTAGACCCTTAACTTCACGCCATTTAGTGTCTTGCTCTACTTCAACGCCATCCCCAAACTTTACTTCTTCGCCATCTATTTCATATGTATGTTTGTAAAATTTTCCGTCTTTATAGACAATTACATACTTGTCATAGACTGCAAAGATATAAGAATATGGCATCGGATCAGGGTCTGGCAGCAGTTGTTTGTCTGCCTCCCATCGAATTAGATCAACCTTTTCCTCTAATGACATTTTTCCCATATTCACCTCAATACAAAAACCCACTCTTTCCGAGTGGGCTGTGTAAGGCGACTCTAATTCGGTTGGCTACATGCGAACCTTTGTTCTATATTATATCACTAAATTTTGAAGCGCTTCTCCAAATATCTCACTATCATCAATAATGCGCGCTTTATTACTTCCGCAAATTCTTTATCCATAAGCCATATCCAAATGATACTTTATTCTCATAAGCGTTCTATTCAGCCTTTCTTGGTTTCTTGCATCGTATTTTTCCCAACCACCAGAAATATGTTGTGCTGTTTGTGTGCCGCTGCCAATAACGAAGGGTCCATAACTCACTGGGTTCGGACCAATCGCATATTCCAATGGCGCGGTTTGCTTCGCCCCCCCACCCCATCCAGCAGCAAGCTGCCCTGTTCTATTATAAGGCACATTGATAGTTCCTTCTCGAATACTCGCCATAACAAACCTGCGCTGGCGTTCTGACACCCAGTTTTGTGGGATTCCTCTTGTATCGCCAGTATACATTTGCACATCATGATATGCTTCCCATGCGCCCTCTTCAAGCCCCTTAATAACGGCGGGTAGGGTTGCTTTCATTTTAGCGAGAAGTACGTCTATACCCTCTATTGAAATGGTAAATTCTATCATCGTCTAACAAACCTTATTTCTACAGTACATCTTCCTCTTGGATGAATTGGCGGCAAATCATACCATGCAGTATATCTACGCGTTCCTTCAAGCGGCCCGCAGATCGGGCAAACCCTTTCATCCTGCGCAGTTCTCCATATTTCTTCTTTGTCCAGTTCTGGAAACATGACAAGTATTCTATCGCTCACAAATTCTTTTGCTTTTTCTAATGCTCTTGTTACCTCTGTAATGGCTATCGTTTCTGCTCTATATGGACTGAACCAGTATGCTATTTTTTCTTTTAGCGCATCTTCTCCGATCGTTCCTGCAAAGAAATCACCAAATGCGGCTTGTAGTGCGCTTGCTGAACGTTGTGTAAGCCCACTAACGAGTTCATAGGTATAGCTTCTCGCCCAATCTTGGGCAGAACTCATAATATCATCAAGGTTTATTTCCGGCACACTTGGTGAGTCCACAAATGTTTCCATGCCAAAATAAAGAACGCCAATAAGAATGGGCAAGATAGCCTTTTCTAATGCCTTTCTCTCCTTCTCCCAAAACTCTTCGTCTGGTTCTTCCAGCATATTTAAATAGTAGTAGTCGTCTTGCAATGCCTCGCTAATTCCTTCTGCAAGTTCCTGCTCTATTTCGAATCGGTCTTTATATGCCATGCTTCTTTCCAATGAATACAGCTAAAGTGTTTTTGGTAGCCTGGTTTCGCACGCTCACCACGAGTACAATAACCCCACGAGCTGGTTTTTCCTTCCTCGTAGCGGTGTGGAACCCAATACTCACATGTTTCGCAGCATTTTACGGATAGTTTCTCCATAATGGTTTTGTCCTAAAGATAGATTTTATCTTTTCTTCTGTGTCTGCATGTTTTAGCGCACCTCTAATTGCGCCCTCTAATGACTTTGGTACTTTTTTACACTCAAATTTTCTTGAGTTTGGTTTTCCAATTCTTTTTATCTCGTATTTTTCCCATGCCTTTAGCTCACCAGCGTATTTTGCGTTCACCTGTCTTTCTGTCGCGCCAGTGCGAGCGGCATTAGATTCTTGGTCAACATCCCTATCAGCGAAGGTCTCCACAATCTGGTCAGGGAATAAGTCGCCGCGCTCGTCTGTCAATGGTTCATCATTGTACTTTTCAATACGAATCTCATTAATAGTGTGCGTTCTTGCAAATTCTCTATCTTCCCTCAACTTCATAAGGCGGTCAATATCTCTCACCTCATCGAATTTTGCAATCAGATCATCACCCCAATAATCAAGGATGTTATTTGTTATCTTTTGCCCCATCATTTCAAGGATTGTGTAGATACGGTCTTTCAATGTAGCTTTACCTGCTTTTGCATTGGCTTCGGTCGCGTTCTTATCAAGAACTGCGGTAAGACCTGGTGCGTAGATTGCAAATATTTCTTCTTTATTGAATTGTCTACCAGCAAGGAACTCCATATCTTTTTGCGACATCCCCATCTGTATCCACTTCACATCATCCCCATACCCACGAATCATCATCAACCCATCGCGCTTTGTGCCCCCCCAACGCTCTTTCATATCGGTTTTCATCTTATCCCAGTCATTATTATTGACCATATCTGAAACGCCGAGGATTCCAGGGGGCTTTGCATTATTCTTGCCGAAATAATTGGTGTTCCATTCTTGCATTTTCATGTCACCAATAGCAGTCGTTGCAAGACACTCAATGGGAGAAAGACCAACGTACATACTCATCGGATGGAATTTCTTGAATTGTGTAATTTCTTCCGGGGATATTTTTAGCTCTTGTATGCCATCTGGCTTATATAAATAATAATCTATTCCCATTCTTTTACCAGGAACAGGTGATATTCTATAAGACGGGATAGGCCATATTTCTAGAGGCTCCCCATCTGGCGCACGAATTATTTGCCAATACGCGTTTCCTGTTAATAGATAATGGGATAGAGAATAGGACAGTAATTCAAAGCGAGAGAATAACGGATTGGGCTTTTCTATAAGTTTTTCAAAGGGATGGTTGTCAATGTCTACTAATCTTTCCTCAACACGTTGTTTTACGCGAAGAGGAACAGAAGAAGCCCTATCTGCCACTTCTGTAATTGCTATATTGACCCATGATAACTTTTGATATAATCTCGATTGATTTTCCCACACCTCCCCCGCTGGGATTTGTGATTTTTCTAATTCTGAACTTACCCTAAGAAATTCTGGTACTTGTTTTTTCTCCTGCTTTGTGTAGCCATACCTCCCTAATATCTTCTCTAAAAGGCTCATAGTTCCCTCATTATAGGCGTTATGTTCTATTATACACCATAAATATGACACGGTGTCGTATTAAAGCAATAGACCCCGCCGAAACGGGGTCTACGCAGAAAGGAGGTATGAAATGTCGTACAAGAATATTATACCATATTATATTATCGATTCGCAATTATTCCTTGCTAGATACTGTAAATGTATCCTCGTCAAATTTGTTTTTCTGCAATAAATTGGCACAATAATTTTCGTCCTTCGTTCTATACGGAATGCCGATATACAAACGTTTTCCTCTATTTGGCTTAATTGCAATATGGGTAATGTCTTTATAGGATTTTATATGATTCTCAAACGAACTCTTTTCGTCACCATCAAAAGACTTTTGAAAAGATGTTTGAATTTTCAGCGCATCATTTTTTATGGTTATTGAAAATTCTTTACAATAATCAATGTAGATGAACTGCTGACACAAATTAGTAAACACGGTCTTGCGAATATCCACAAGCCTCAAACGTTCAATTAATCTTGCGGGTACACGTACAGCATTGCAATTTTCAAAAATAATATCAACATATCTAAAATCCGATTCTGGCGGGAGATTCAATAACTTCCTTATGCGGAAACAAATGTTGCTGAATATTCTTCTTGTGTTATAAAAAAGCATTTTCATATTGGTAATCTCATCTGTTGTTGTGCGTCCTTTATTCTTTTACACGCTATTTCAAAATACTTTGGATCTATTTCCACGCCGATGAACTTGCGCCCAGTCTGCACGCAGGCAACGCCCGTTGTGCCAGAGCCCATGAAGGGGTCAAGGATGGTGTCAGAATCATCAGAATACTTTTGTGTTATCCACATCATTAAATCAATGGGTTTCTGTGTTGGGTGTACTCGCTTTCCACTCCCTGTTTCGGACTGTCTCAACGCGCCCATCCATAAATGACGATAACACTTTGTAGGTTTTTTAAAACTCGTCCACGCAATCTCACAATCCGAAAAATTATCATCCCAGTTATTTTTTAACTTTTTGTCCCACGCTATTGCGCTGTTTGCTTTTCCCAACACACCGCCAAGATGCTCGAAACCAAATATTACTTGATTCGTTGATATTCTTTTTAACTCATAAAATTGCTCTGTTGTTAGTCCGTTGTCATCCCATTCAACTGGTAAATACTGGGTTGGTTTCACCATCCCACTACCGCCTATCCTCCCACTACCGCCTATCCCTATCCCGTACGGCGGGTCGGTTATCACTGCATCCACGCACTTGTCTGGCATGTCTGCCATCACGTCCATGCAATCTCCGAGATAAAGCGTACAATCACCCAGCACGACCCTATCTTTATACATTCATCCTCCTAATCTATATACTCTATCAATTCTAACACATTTGGCTTGCCTGCGCCCAATAATGTCAATGATAATGCGCTCAAGGCGTCTGGAAGGTGTCCTGAACCATACACGTCATTCCAAGATGCTTGACTCAATTCTTCATACACATAACGAATATAGGGCATGACCAACTGTTGTCGCTCTATCGTACCAATACAATCCGTGAGCATGTCTTTTCTTTTCTTGCCAACCATATTCACGCCTCTTGAGTTGGTTTCAAGATAATCATCAATCACATCTCCAAGACCTGTATTATCGTGATATGATCTACCTTTATATTTCTTGTTATACTCATCAAATTTACCCACCATGGCAGGCCATGGCGCACGCCCCATCCTATAAAAAGCAACTAATCTCATGGGGTTGCAATCTTCACGAATCACAAAAATAACCGTATTATCTTGTTCTTTCGCCCAGTCTGCGCCAGTAAGGAAACGAACATAATCAGGATAAGGGTCATTGATTCCTTCCTCTCTACGTTTTATCTCCCATGCCTCGCGTTCCTTTGGAGTAAGGGGGTCGAGTTCTATTTTCTCGCCAAGACCACCCTTATACTCTCCCATAGATTTATCAAAAAGCATATCAAGGCTAGAAGGGTGGATAGCAAGAGATTCGGATGTAGGAACTGCAAGACAATACTCATTCTTCCACATCAATTCCGTAACTGTTTTTTTCTTGGAATCAATATCAGACTGTGGAAGCCAGCCATGCGGCTGTTTGGTTTCCTCCATACAATTGTGTACAATTATTCCATTTGCGATAAATGAGTGTCCTTCTTTAACTGTCAAATCATAGACATCAATTTCTCCTCCAAATTCAACTTTTCTAACAACTGCATAGTCCACATGTGGGGTTTGTTTTCCCAAAACACCAACAACTCCCACCCCATTTGTTTTATTAGGTCCGCCTTTATCTTGTCTCTTTCTATTTGATCTGGGCGAGTATGCCAATAAATCCCGTTTACCTCTAAAGCAATTTTGTGTTCCGGCAAATAAAAATCCACGGAATATCTTCCAACGCAAATATATTTTTCGTATTTTATTCCAAAATACTTCAACAATTCTTCTGCGCGAAGCTCTGCTTTGCTTGTTCTTTTCTTGCTGTTGCCACTTCTCGATATTTTTGTTCTTGCTTTTGCAGGCGTCTCTGCGTTTGTTTTGTTTCTCTCCGAAAACCATTTTAAATAACAACTTTTGCACCTTTTTGATCTTGGCTGTTTGTACCCGCCGCAATCTGGGCAAACCGTTTTTTCTGGTTTTTTGTGCACTAAATTTGGGCGTATTTTTGCGGCGCAACTTTGGCATCTTGTAGCGTCTCTGTCTATTAATTTCCCGCAATCTACGCATCTGTTGTTGTATCTGCACATTCTGCACGTTTGTCCGGCGTGTGTTGCCTCTCTCGTTCCGCACACAACACACCACGTCTTTTTCGGAGATGTCCTTCGCCTCTTTCCATCCCTGCCGAGTAAGGACTCTGTGCTCTGGGGTGCAGACGAGGCTACCGCCATCTGTTTTGATTGTGATTGTTTTTTTAGTTCCTGATTTCCACGCATCTAAAACCTCCGTTTGTATGATGTTATCATCTTTGTGTGAATATATGATGTCCCCTGGCCTTATATCCTTAATTGGAATATCTTTATTTTTGCCCATAACCAGACAATCGCCACCAATACACCAACGAAAAACGCGCCATCCTTTATTCCTTGCCCGCCTCATGATTTCTGTCATTGTTCCACCAGGATTCTGCCAAGTAGAACTCAATACCGTTTGCGGTTTTATACCTCTTGCAGACATAGGTTGTCCCAATGCAGCATCGAGAATTTTTATATCCATTTCATCAATTTCATCGCATCGTAGGCGTTGGGGGTGCGGTCCTCTGACACTGGTCTGTGAAGCCAGCAGAGCGCGAATTGTGTTTCCGTACGACAACGTTGTTTCTCTTTGCGTAGGTGGGGAGGAAAGCAGCTTGTTTTTTGCGCTTGCCATTCCAGGATTATTCCAGAATAGCTGGTTGTATTTATGAACATTCTGCGATTGCTCACCCGAACCACCAAGAATATTCACATCTGCCTTTAGGGTAATTGCTTCCGTAAGTCCTAGCGCAGCCAATGTAATTGACTTTCCCCCAAACCCTCTTGCTGCGTGCCACACAATAATAGGCTCTTTAGCAAAATAAGCATAAGAAAACGCCTCAAAAGGCGTATCGTGTCCTTCACATATATGTGTATTGGGAATACTTATACCAAGTGCTTTCTCTACGAATAAGTGTAATGCTTTATCATCTGTTATGGGCAATCTAAACTGGTATTCACGTACGGTCATTTTGTTCTTTCCATGCGGTTTCTACAATATCCACACAAAGGCGGTTGATTTTCTCGTAGTCCACGCCCTTCGGGAGTGCTGAATGTATGTATGCATCTTCTGCTGATGCAAACAACCGATCCGCTTCCTTTTTTACCTGTTCGAGAGTCCACGCGCCATGTTTTATCTCTAATAGCTGACTCGCGTCCTCGCGCTTGATGTAAAGTGCCCCATCGGTTAGAAATTCAATCCCCATCCTCAATAGACGAATTAGATGTGCTGCGTTTTTTGTGTCATAGCCAAACTTTTGTACCAACTGCTTGCGCTTCTCGCCCATGTACCCCTCAAATTTACAATTAGTCATTTTATGTAGTTGAGAGTAGGCATACCCCGTGAAGCTACGATAAACGTGCTTTCCAGAGAATAACGAGCGGTGCGTACGAAGAAGTGAACCCGCTCCAGTTTGTTTGATGATGTACTCGTCTGAAACCCACAACATTGAAAGTACATTGGGGTTGCCGTTCGCAAGCAGAGAGACTGCTTTTTTGATTTCATAAACGACAATATCCCATTCGTTCTGTTTGATTTCCCGCGTACCTCGTGAGCCAAATACCCTCAATCCGAGATAGTACTCTTTAGGAAATACTGAAACAGCCATCGTGTCTTTATCATCAAATGACATTGGATCAGTATTCGGTACATACATCCCGTGAGCGATCGAGCCACGATAGACGTGCAAAATACAATATTTGTCTAACTCATCTCGTGTTCTAATATCTTTTGGTAAAGTCATTCAGCCTCCAATTAAATTTTTCCGATTTTCTCCAAAAATCGCTTCGTATAGCTTATTCTTCTTTCGCTTCTACGTCTATTACATCATCATCGATCACTTCGCCGATACGAATGATCTCATCTGGCTCGTCTGCAATAGCGTGAATATCAATAGATTGCATGGGTTTACCGAGAACGCGGTCTGCTAAAAAGTCTCGCGCCCACTTATCCCCGCGCTTGGCTTGCTTTACGGCAATTCTTATGATCTCTTCCCAATCTTCTTTGGTAACTACTTTGTTGAAAGATTCATAAAGTTCAATTTCATATTTCTTGGGAGGGCGACCTTTGGCGAATTTATTACCTGGAAGGAAACGCCCTGTCTTTGGGTCTCTTCCTGTCATGTGATTATTATAGCATATTTTTATGGTATAATTATGAATAACAGTACCCGCCGAGCCTATGTTGGATTTATATCCATCACGCTCAAACTAGGCGGGTCATTTTATACAGGATAATATACGGAATTTGTATACTATCCTGTATATTTTGCAAGCCAAAGGTGAGGATAATCCTTACCTTTAACCCATAGATCAAATAGGGCACGACCGTTATTTCGGTTTATCCTGTATATCTAAAATAACGCATACGAGTTAATATCATCATACGAAAAATATTTCTCTTTGTGTGGAGATAATACCACTTAGAAGGTATTTTCTATCCATTAAAAGCATCTGGCGCCCTTTCGAGCGCCGTCAGCCGTCGTACAATAGATAGTTACCTGCTATCTTCTCAAGACAGTCTCCTATAACCATAGTCAGGATTCGAACCTGATTTTCTCGTTCACGGTCGCGCGCTAAAGGAATCGCAGCCTTGCTCGGAGCAGCTCACTGCCTTTCTAGTCCGTACCTGCATTACCCGTGATTTGAGGTTACGCCTTTCATCTCCGTTTTTAGTGTCTTCCCACGACACCCGCTATGGTTTTTGGTGCGACTGAGGTTGGGACTAGAGTCCCACTACGAGTCGCATAGCGACTCTTCTCAGACGCGTGCCCGCCAGATATAGGACTCTCGCAAGAGCCTCACGGCATGAAGCCGAGTTTTGTCTGGTGCGGGCGGGAGTGTGTGCCTGCATTTTCACTATTTATCCGACTAAAGTATCAGGCTTGGTGTGATCTCGCATTGCTGCGCGGATAATCCTCAACCCAATAGGACACACCCATCTACCATTAATTATACCATTAATCAATCACCTCAAATGGGAATACCCAATCGCATAATACTGTGCCCACTGGCGGATCGAGTAAAACACCACCATCATCGCTTTTATAAAGAACGCACTTTAGAATCTTGTATTCTGAACCACTCGCGACAGGCGCATAAACAAAGCTCTTTGCATTTTCCAGCGTATCAAAGGCATATATCGGGGGGCTTGCTTTAGTCTTTTTGTAAAGACGATATTGTAGACTTCGTTCACCGCCAGCAACACAACTATAATATTCGCCATCGACCTCTTTCACAACCTTATACCCGATAACCGCTTCTTCAGCTTTGGTGAGTTGTGAAAATGGCACAACGTATGTTCCCTCTTCTTGAGGAATATAAGCATATTCCTCGATTTTGGCTACTGTGCCAATCCCATAAGAAAACTTCACCCTATCTCCTACTTTGTATTTCATTCTTTCCTCCTTGTTTGTATTTATTATTGCGCATCTGCAGTTAAGGCGCTCAGCCGATAGGGAACACGATAAGCCATGCACGCAAATGCAATAACCACTCTCTAAGGGCAATATACTTGAACACACTAGCCTCCTATATATTCATTATATCATATTTCAAGCATTATTTTTTATTCCAAAAAAAATTTCAGCAGGGGAAATATATGCTCAATATAGGGTAGGGGAGATGATTCTGTATATAGGCGATGATTTTGTGGTGAAAAAAATTGGGAAGAGCCCCTCCCCCACCGCGCCGATTTCCAACCGATTCGCTTCGTTTGTAGAACGCTCGTTCTATCACGGCGGGATCACGCCATATTATGCGCCCTGATATCACGCCATACTATGCGTTGCCCATAGCGGCACCAGGAACAGAGCTACTCAGTACCTGTGTTGCCTGCTCATAACAGAATGCTTTCGATAAGTGCAATTAAACAGACCATAACTACCTATCCATGTACTGTTGCACCCATCTGTATAGGTGTGTCGGGTTGCAGAAGGGCATGTCATCTAATATGACAATGTTTATCCACATTGTGCTATTCATAAATAGGACAAACTAGGTCATAATTGTCTTGTCTAAATAGGATAATGTTGGTCTGAATTACCGATTTCACGCGGTAGAGACGGGGAGGTGAAAACCCCATTTCTCCCCTATTCCATATCTGTAATAGTGAATATAGGATCACATGCAGAAACATGCCAGTTCTATAAATTAGTATGTGTCTACATGTATCCCCATATTAGTGTCGCGCATTCTGCTATCATTGCATGTAGATTATATGGTTCTATTCCCCTTATATAGTGTGTTCTGGTGCTTGTGTGTTCTAATAATAAAAGCCCGGTGGTTAGTCGGGCTTTTATGGTGTGTTATATGTTGTTTAGTACATTGTTACATTTATATGCCTCATTGCCTTGGGTTTGTTTGCATAAAATGCCCCATCCCTTTTGGCATAAATGATTGTAATGCCCATGTATACTATTCCGTACTCGGTTCCTGGAAGCCATTTAATTCTCCATGCGTTTTCTTCTGGGTTTTCGCGCATGGTGGAGACAGCCTCTTTTTTTCTTTGTACAATAGTCTTTGACATTGTGTTTGCCCCTTATACCACGTGCTTACAATATGATTTGAGTGCTTTGATCTTTGTTACGTCGCTCTTCTTGATCTTCATGCAGCGCCCGCCGTCAATACTAACCCGTTGTTTTCTTGGGTATAGTGCCACTACATGGTTTGTTTCTGCTAATTGCTTGACTCTTGTAAATGTGATTGATTCCATTTCCTTGCCTCCATATTTCTATATACTTATTATAGGTGTTTTCCCGTAAATGTCAATACCCAAAATAAAAGCCCCGTGTTTAGCGGGGCATTGTGTATTGTGCTCTTTTGTGTTATCTATGCTCCCATTGAGCGTCATTATATCCTGGTAGATTTCTGATAAACTCCTTTCTCATTTCCTGAATGAACCTATATGCGTTTGTTGCGTAGTAGTACTCATGTTCGCATGAGTTATACTCTATGCAATCTAGGAACTTTAGCGCCTGAACATAGTCAACATTGGCGCGGTGTAGGCGTGGGCATTTATTATATTCATATCCCGCGTATGGTACATCTTCACCGTATCTGTGGTTTACTGATGTTGCGTTTTGATGCTTGATCGCCCTTCCCATGTCATCCAGAACTGCATCTGGGCGGCGCGCGGTGTCCCTACCTGCTATTTGATATGCCGTTAGTACATAATCTATTGTTTGGTCATTTGCTACAAATGCGCTCATCTCATTCCTCCGTTTTCTATATATCTATTATAGCCGTCCTGGAACATTTGTCAAGGGATTTTGGGAGAAAGTGACTTTCGTCACGTTCATTTGTTCTATATTGACTTTTGCCAGGATATAACTATAATTAGTATAAATCAAATAAATGGAGGAACGAAATGAAACGCATGGATTGGGTTTTGGATAGACTAGGGGTATATACCGAGGATGATGTGATCCGAGAGTTTTCAGGGATGAACGTTGAGGAGGTTGAGGATTTTCTGAATGGCGTCTATACGACGGACGACAATCGCGAGCTGGCGAGCGAGATAGTAACCGTGTGCTACTATCCGGACTCTATCAGATAATCGAAACGCCCAGTGATGGGCGTCTATCCAGATTGACCAGCCGGGTACTGATGAGATAGGTCATAATAAGGAGAATAAAAGGGATATGGCAGAAAGGTACTTGATTGTCCAATAAGCGATCATAACAAAAATACGCCAAACGAAATGTTAGCAATTTGGATCAAGGGTTTAGTTAAATCAAAGGAGGAAAAGTGAAATACAAAGTAGGCGATTGGGTACGGGTTGTTGAGGATTGCAGTGGGCATGATGTAGGACAAATTGGGATTATTATGTATGTTGACGACCACTTCTTCCCATATCTGGTATCCTCGGATGCAGTACATACTAATATCGGCGAGCACTGTGGTTGGCAAACCTTGAAAAATATGATATTCTGTATCCAACATATACCCATGCAAGGGGTACTTACAGGATATAGAATATATGAAAAGCACAAACTCAACCCTCGGATCACAAGAAACCGGCGAAGAAAATCCGCAAGATCACTAATGTTTTGTAATTTCTCCTCCGTGATGGCGCACAAGCTGTTGTGCGCCAAATTCGGCGAAGAAATATGACACGGTGTCATATCTATAAGGAGGATGAATGTACGAATACAAAGATAAAACATTGCAATTACTTCATGATGCAGCAGGCGTTGAGATGGATCGGGCCGTAAAGCTGGGAGAACTTGTTGATGCCTTGCGTCTAGTTGGAAATGCAGCTCTAGCACAAAGAATTTCACTAATTGCCAAACCACTACAAGAACACGCTAACAAAATATTCAATCATCTTGATGATGTGAAAAGAGGATAGGCCATGAATTGGCATTTGAAAAAAGATGGTGAAATAATTGCAGACTTTGAAAATCTGCAAGAAGCCATGGAATATCTACAAGATTTTGTTTCCAATGTTCAGGATGCTACAAGTCTTGGTTATTCCATTTGCAGCAGTGATTATCAGGAATATCTTGATAGCCCATTAGATCCTAGAGATTAGATACGACACCGTGTCGTATCAAGGAGGATAAATGAATAAACGCAAAATGGCATTGAGGGTAGTCGAAAGAATCGCAGCACATGAAATGTGTAGACACACACAAGAAGATTGGAAAACGATTTATAAATTCTGCCATGTTGCACTAGGAACTTGTAAGAATCCTCATAAGGATTGGCGTAAAAAGTTATCAAAAACCTACAAGAGTATGAAGGAGGCTAACGAACTGTGAAAATCTTCAAGTCTAAAGATACATTCAAAAAGATTACAGAGTTGCAGCAAGACCTCAAAAATCTGCGAGAAACACAAGAATTTTTGAGACTCAACTATATTCCTTACGATGATGCTTTTATTGAGGATATTCTTGATCTGTTGGAAAAGATAATAGAAAGGATAGAGAAATGAAATACTATAAAGTACTAAAGAATGCTGGTAGTTGTATCTATGGCTCTGGAAAGTGGTATCTCCCCACTAAGTGCAAAGACGGTGCATGGAAGCCAGGTAAATGGATGCCAGAAATCAAGGGAGATCTGGAACCATGCGAGAACGGTTATCACCTGTGCCGACCGCAGGACCTTGTTCGTTGGTTAGACGAAGCTATCTATGAGGTTGAGTACGAGGGCGAACGCGTGGATGCTGACGATAAAATAGTCGTGCGTAAAGCACGCTTGCTGCGCAAGGTCGAATCATGGGATGAAAGAACGGCTAGATTGTTCGCTTGCGAGTGTGCCGAGCATGTGCTGCCTATCTTCGAGAAAGAATTTCCCAACGACGATAGACCGCGCAAAGCCATCGAAATCGCACGCAAGTTCGCCAATGGCAAGGCTACGAAAGACGAGTTAGATGCGGCTAGAGATGCGGCTTATGCTGCGGCTAGGGCTGCGGCTAGGGATGCGGCTTGGGATGCGGCTGGGAATGCGGCTTGGAATGCGGCTAGGGCTGCGGCTAGGGCTGCGGCTTGGGATGCGGCTGGGAATGCGGCTGGGGCTGCGGCTAGGGCTGCGGCTTGGGATGCGGCTGGGAATGCGGCTGGGGCTGCGGCTAGGGATGCGGCTTGGGATGCGGAACGCGAGTGGCAAACTCAAAATCTGTTTGAACTGATTGGAGAATAGAAATGAAAAAGCTACGAGAATGGATCAGCGAGTGGATTGTGTTTATCGTCATGTCCGT